AGACCAAGCTGGCTTTGAGAAGACAGCATTCAACTATCTCGGTGCTACTCAGGCAGACAAAGATGCTATCAAGGTAGCACTTCTGCATGATGAATTAGCAGCCAAGGGCGTTAATGCTGATGCTATCTCAGCTAGTGGTGGTGCTATTGCACAGGGTATGCAGGGTATTCAAGAGACAGCAGCCAAGTATGGCTTGGGTCACATGGATAATGTGAATGCATTGGGCGCCATCATTGACGCCAGCAAGATAACTGCATCCAAGATGACCAACGCAGATACCTTGGCTCTCATGAATGAAACCCTTAAGCCCGGCGGTAGCGTAGACCAGATTTATACCAAGCTCAAGGAGCAAGCCAAGCTTGCTTACAAGCCACTGGCTAACTACATAGATGCAGGCGGCACAGTCAAAGACATTGCCGACCAGTACAACTCCATTACCCAGAAGGTTCTTGAGACTGTATCACCTGCCGATGTATTTAACCCAGACATCCAGAAGGCACTACAAGGAGATGGCAAGGGTAACCTCATGAGTCTTAATGATTACACCATCATGCTGAAGAACAAGCCTGAATGGATGCAGACTCAGAACGCTAAGGAAGAAGCGGCTAACTACGCCAATACAATCCTTAAGTCCTTTGGGTTGGTGGGATAATGGCTAGAAGTTCAGAGTTCGGCGGCGCTGCCGCAATAGAAACACCAGCTTCCCCTTCTTCTGCTGCTGCTCCTGTTACATCTGCCACGGCAGCTGACTTTGCGGGAGCTATGAGCTATACCCCTGAGTCTAATACTCAAGCCACTACAGATGTAGCTACATACAATCCAGACACAGGTGTCACCACCGATAGTGGTGGCAATACAGTGACCAATGCTCCGGGTTCTAATGCCCCTACTGTAGACCCAATGGTTAAGCTGCAGTTGGATGCGAACAATGCTGCTCGTCTTGATGCACTGAGCTTGCTTGAGGACACCTTTAATGCTTACGGATTGTCTAGCCTTATCCCTACTATCCAAGGGTTCATGACTGGCAACATTGGTGCAGGAGAAGCTACCTTGCTTCTCAAGCAGACCGATGCATACAAGCAACGCTTTGCTGGTAACATCACTCGCGTAGCCAATGGACAGAATGCATTGAGTGAGACAGACTATCTTTCACTAGAGAACCAGTACACAGACTTGATGTCTCAGTACGGTGTAAAGAATCTTGCTACCCGTACACAGTTTGCTACCTTGATTGGTAACGATGTCTCTGCATCTGAACTCAACTCACGCCTTGACTTGGCAGTGAACAAGGTACAGAACGCAGACCCACAGGTACTTGCTACCTTGAAGTCATACTACCCAACAGTCAGTAACTCTGACTTGGTCAGCTACTTCCTAGCACCGGGTGAGACTCTACCTCAACTACAGCAACAGACCCTTGCTGCTCAGATTGGTACCTACGCTACCGAGCAACTTACACCGGGAGCAACCACACCTGAGATTAGCCAAGCACGTGCTATGCAGATTGCACAGTCTGGTGTTACTGAGTCTCAAGCCAAGACTGGCTATGAGACCATCGGTGTCGAGCTACCAATTGCTAGCAAGCTAGCCACCATCTATGGTGCATCTGGTATCAACTATGACCAGACTGCAGCTGAAGCAGAACAGTTCGGCTTAACAGGTGCGGCGAGCGCCGCCCGTGCTAAGCAGCAACTACAAGAACTTGAGAAGGCACAGTTCGCTGGACGCTCTGGTGTAGCTGGAGCAAGCGCAGCGGCTGGATACACCGGCTCATTGGGTAAGTCAATCCAAGGCAAGTTCTAAATAGATTCCCGTGCGGACCGACCGGCCCCGTACGGCGTATAAGAAACCGGTAGTAGAAGCCAGCCACCTTTCCCCGAGGGTGAACTGAGGTCTGCGATACAACAAACAGAATGGGAGAACGGTTGCTATGGCAACAAACACTGACTACGAAGACGACTTCGATGACCTCGAAGAAACTTCTGCACCAGAGGACAACAGTAATCTGGTGAAGCAACTACGCAAGCAGTTGCGTGAACAACAGAAAGTAAACAAGGACATCTCTGAGAAGTTTGAGTCGCTCTCAAAAGCTCAGAAAGAACGAGTCGTTAAGGAAGTCTTGGAAGCTAAGGGCGTCAACCAAAAGGCTGCCCGCTTAATCATGAAGGACTTGGAAGACGTTAACGAGGAGACAGTCTCGCACTGGCTCGATGATAACGGCGAACTGTTTGGATTGAGTAAGCCAGTTGAGGTAGACCCTCAGCAACAACTTGACCGGGCTGCCCTACGGCAGCAAGACCTTGTCACCCAAGGTGCATTGTCACCGGACAAATCGCTCGATGCGATTCAGCGAATCAACGACGCAGGTTCTGCGGAGGAGATTATCGCAATGATTCAGTCGGGCAACTTTTAATCAACCGAATCTAACATCCTCATAAGGAGGTGCAACACATGGCAAATGCATATACAAATACCGGCTCTACCTCTCTCGGAGGTACCGTTGGTGCAGCAGGTCTCGTACAGAAGGCTTATGACCGCCTCATCGAGTTCGCGCTCCGTGCACAGCCACTTGTCCGCGCAGTAGCAGACAAGACCCCTGCTCGTCAGAGCATCCCGGGTTCCTCAGTTGTATTGCAACGCTACGTTGACTTGACTCAGAAGACTTCGTCTCTTACTGAAACAGTTGACCCAGATGCAGTAGCACTGGCTACCCCAACCTACACAACCATTACTCTTCAAGAGTACGGTAACGCGGTACTTGTTACACGTGCATTGGAACTCTTCAGCCTTGCTGATGTAGACCCAGCCGTTGCTAACATCATCGCCTACAACATGGCAGACTCTGTCGATGTTCTCGCACAGAACGTTCTTGCTACAGGTGCAAACGTATTGCGTCCTAACGCACGTACTTCTTCTGCAACTGTTACTTCTTCAGATACCTTCAACTCCGCATCAGCTCGTAAGGCAGTTGCTAAGTTGCGTTCAAACAAGGCTATCCCTCGTAAGGGTAACCTCTACTGGGCAGGTATCCACCCAGAAGTTGCACACGACCTTCGCGCCGAAACAGGCGTGGGTTCATGGCGCCAGCCACACGAGTACCAAGCAAATGATGAGATTTGGGCGGGAGAAATCGGTACCTACGAAGGTGCTTTCTACGTCGAGTCTCCTCGTATGTTTGCTAACAAGTCAGGTGCAAACCTTTCAACAGTAAGCACAACCACCACAACATCACAGGCTTCGGGAGATACCACAATTACTCTCGCATCTACCTCTGGTATTGCTGTTGGTGACTCTGTTGCTATCACTGGTGCTGCTACCGGAAACGTCATCACTGCCATCTCCGGTTCAACTGCAACTTTGACAACAGCTCTCGCTGCTGCTATCACCTCTGGTGTTGCAGTAACTGTTACCCCTGTGGTCAAGGTGTTCAACACCTACTTCGCTGGACAACAGGCATTGGCTGAAGCCGTTGCCGAAGAGTTCCACGTCGTCATCGGACCAGTAGTTGACAAGCTCATGCGTCACCGCCCATTGGGTTGGTACGGCGTTGCTGGCTGGTCAATCTACCGTGATGAGGCTCTCTATCGCATTGAGTCTACATCTTCAATCGACTTTCAATAATAGTTAATTGACTGGAGGGCAGGGGTAAATCCCCCTGCCTTCTGGTAAGTCCACTATTAAGGAGTGACATGACTAAGTATTACTTCACAACTCCTACTACCTCTGAAGGACCAGCAGGTGGTGGACGTTTGTTTATCCGCTTTCGCCTAGAACGCGGCATCACTGTCTATCGGCAAGCTGGCAAATGGTACGAGATTCGGTACCCAACCGAAGACCAGACCAGCGCAGCTGACCCGGGTTGGGTTTTCTACGGTGGTTACAAGAACTACATTACTGATGAGCAAAGGACGGAACTCATTGCAGCAGGATACGGAAGCTACATCTTCTCAGAGTAAGTGCGACCTTGAAGGTCACATCACCAAGCTGGTGAATGTCAATCTCTTTACCTATGAACCTGAGTACTACGGGTGCACACGATGTGATGCACGCTCAGATACTCGATGGCCAGACTTCGGTCAGGTGGCTGGTAACCCAGACCACACTGGTGCAGAAGACTGCACCTGCTTTGGTTGCAAGATTAAAACACTAGAGCTGAATGCAGGAGATGCCCGCAGCGATGTGGTGGCATCAGGCACTACCCAGAAGAAGTGGGACGCCGAATTAGATTTCTATAAGCGAGCCCGTGCGGATGGTATCCAACCGGAGGGAACCAATCGAGCTGCTATAGAAAAGGCATACCAAGCCTCAGAGGTTCTCAACAAACCCTATGACGGTGGCACGATGCCAAAGGCAGCAGTGATTAACAAGTCAACAGCAGAAGTTATGAAAGAAGTAGGAGCAGTCTAATGTGCGCATCATGCGGATGTTCAGGTCAAGTAGTCAGCCCTCGTACTAAGGCTTCGGATAATTCTCACATTACCCCCGGTCAAGGCAGCGTAGGCTCAGCAACAGGAAAAGGAAAATAATATGTGCGTCAATTCAGTAGACGGTTGCGATTGCAATAACGAAACCGCCGTCACCATCAAGGCACCAGTCAGAGTTGCGCCGGGTCAAGATGCTTCAGTCATCAAAGGCTTCGACGTTCCAACACCATATGGAAAAGGAAAATAAAAATGGCAGACATGATGAACCCGAAGCAACGTAGCTCAGCTACCGATGTTTCAAATGTTAACAAGGCTGACTTCTTTGGAGGAGTCGGACCAGCAGCAGCACCTATGGCACAGCCAAACGTTGGCAAGACAGGCATGGGTCCTTCTGAAGTAGTACAAGGCGTATACGTCGCACCTGAAGCTGGACGTAACAAGTAATGGCAAAGGGCATGGGCTTCGCAGCCGCCCAAAAGAAAATCGCTAAGAAGCAGGGCATCCCGACAAAGAACGCAGGAGCAATCCTCGCAGCTTCTACTCGCGCTGCATCACCTGCTGCTAAGGCAAAGAATCCAAACCTAAAGAAAG